TTACATTATTGTCTGTTATCATTGTAGTTGATACCGAACCGCTATCTCCTGTTCCTACTAAAGTACCTGTATTTTCTGGTAATGTTAATACCGCACTACTAGCTGCGCTATGTGGTTGAGCTTTAATAGTTTGATAATGGGCGTTGCTAACCTCACAGTATAATCTCATTTCTGCTACATTACCTGTATTACTTCTAATTTGTATGCTTCCGTCATCTACAGTAACACCACCTGTGCTACCATTTCCACCCATTGTAAATGCGTTAGGCGTACTAGAAGATAAACTCATTGTTACATTTCCAGTAGAAGCACTAGCTGTTATACCGTCACCACCTGTTAAAGATTGTACTACATTACTTAGGTTTACAGAAACTAAATGTTGTACTTCTATTGCAGTTCCATTAGGAACGTTTGTATCAAATGTTAACGTAGTTCCTGATACTGTATAAGAATCGTGTAATTGATATACACCATCAAAATATACTGATAATTCATTTTCACTACTAGCCGAATTGCTTAATGTATATGCTGCAGTACTTCCATTTCCTGTAAATGTATCTATTGCTATTGTATTAGCACCTGCTGTTGCTGCTATTGTTAATGTATCAGTAGCTGCATCAGTTGTTAGTGTTACGTTAGATCCTGCTGCAATATTTAAAGTATCATTTGTACTATCAGCTGCTATTGTTGATTGACCTGATACTGCTATATTACCAAAAGCATTATCACCTACTGCTGTATTTGTAATAGTAATTGCTCCATCTGCATTTGTAATTGTTATTCCAGTCCCTGCAGTTAATAGTGCATTTTCAAAATAACTATTAGTTGCATCATATATTAATAAATTACCTGCTGCAGGAGTTGTAATATTAGCGTCTGTAAGATCGTTTAATGCTGCGTCTAAGGCAAAAGTCGTTCCAGTTAAAGAAAGTCCTGTACCAGCGCTATAAGTAGTGTCTGTGGACGCAATACTTATGCTTCCGTCACCATTAGTTATCGTTACATTACTTCCAGCTGTTAATAAAGCGTTTTCAAAGTATGAATTACTAGCATCATAAATAAGTAAGTTTCCTGCTGCTGGAGTAGTTACTGTTACATCTGTTAAAGTAGAAAGTGTATGTTCAGTTGCAGTTGGTACACCACTAGCATTACCTAACCAGAAATAATTTTGCTGTATGTTAGGAATATCGTTTGATCTAAGTATTGATGAAACTAATATTGAACCGTCTGCCGTAGTAGATACCCTACCTACCTTACCTACATTTTGTATTAATGCTGTTCCTGTTGGTTTAGTAGTAGTTAACCCACCACCTGATTTTACATAAAGCGTAGCATTTGCTGATGGCGTTACTCCATCTATTGGATCTGTTACTAAATTTTTAAGTACACCACCTGTTACAATATGACCTTCTGCGTTGTTTGCTAAATCAGTTAATAATAAACCTGATGCTGGCATAGTTGATGCATTTGCCGCATTAGCAGGCGCAACAGTTACTACAGCTGAAGCACCTACTGAACCTGTTACATATACAGGTGTTCCTTTTGTAATTGTACTCCCTGATGTATTTTTACAAGCTACTCTTACTTGATCTGTACTTTCACTAGAAAGAGTTATAGTATCACCTGTTTCAGTTATAGTTATATTGTTACCTGCTGCTATTGTTACATCATCAGTACTAGCATCGCTACCTGTTAATCTTATTATTGCATTATTGCCTGATGTTTCACTACTTAATGTATAAGTTGTATCGGTATCTGAAGCTGCAGCAATAGTAAAACTAGGATATGTTCCTGTAATAGTTACGTTACTACCTGCTGTTAATGATACTGTCTGATCTGGACTATCGTTAGTAATTGTAAAATTAGGATAAGTTCCAGAAGTTGATATACCAGTTCCACCTGTTAGTGTTACAGTTTGGTCTGGACTTGTATTAGCTAAAGTAAGCGTTCCGTTTACATCATCATAAGTACTGCTTATTCCAGTTCCAGCTACTACTAAATTAGCAACCCTATCGTCTACACGCTCTGCAGTATAATAAAGATTTGTTCCTTCTGATAAATTACTTGTAGATTTTGTAGCAAAAGCTGTATCAAAACGTGCAGTAGTATAATAAAGGTTGCTCACTCCTTCGCTTACTGAATCAGTATCAAAACTAATATTTGCACTACCATCAAACGATACTCCGTTTATTGTTCTAGCAGTTGATAAAGTATCTGCAGTTGAAGCAGCGATCCCTAAGCTATCTACATACGTTTTAGTAATATGTGCTTGTACTTCACTAGAACTTGGTCCTGTATAGGAAATAACTCCTGTAGAACTACTGTAAGATAGAGATCCATCACCACCATTGTCAACAGCACTAATTAATGCTCTTACATCAGCGTTTGAAGGTCCAGTATAAGTAAATACACCTGTTGAATTATCGTAGCTAAAACTCCCTAGTCCGCCTGCATCTGTCGCAGATAAGTCTGTTAAACTAATACCTGATCCAGAGTTTGCTATTGTAAAACTTGGATAAGTACCAGTTATTGTTATACCTGTACCAGCAGTTAAACTTACTGTTTGGTCAGGCTGTGTGTTTGTTATTGTAAATGATGGGTATGTACCACTTGTTGAAATACCACTTCCTGCTGAAAGTGAAACTGTTTGATCAGGACTAGTATTTGCAATAGTTAATGTTCCATTTACATCGTCATATGTTTTACTAATACCTGTGCCTGCTACTACTAATGTATTTACCTGATCATCAACTCTTTCTGCAGTATAATATTGGTTTGTACCCTCTGTAATATTGTCTGTAGTTAAACTTATGTTTGCAGTACCATCAAAACTTACACCTGCTATCGTTCTTGCTGTTTCTAAGGCAGTTGCTGTATCAGCATTACCTGTTACGTCACCTGTAACATTTCCTGTAACATTTCCAGTTAAATTACCAGTTACATTTCCAGTAACATTACCTGTCAAATTCCCTGTTACATTTCCAGTTAAAGGTCCACTAAATGCATTAGCAGTTACAGTACCAATAGCGGTTAAATCTCCGCCTGTATTCATACTTAAACCACTAGTATTTCCTGCACCATCTGTTATTGATTGCAAGGCTGCAGCTAATGTGCCATTATCACCTACTTTTAACAGCGATGTATAAGTACTACTTATTGAATTTCCAGTTAATGCTGCCATCTTTATTTAATTTTTTATTTATATACTTTTTTAATTTTACTATATTTTTGTCTTTTACTTTGTATCTGTTTTTCATAAAACCCAACCGTTAAATAGATTATCTTTATCAGGATATACATCTTCATTAGAATTTTGATTATATTCTGGAAAGAGATTGTTATTAAAACTTAAATAATCTATCATTCTTCTAATATAATATTCAGCAAATTCTCTTTCTTTATTTACTAAATAATCAACTTCGCTTTTTGTTACACTTTCTGCATTTTCGCTTATGTGTTTGAATACTCCTGCATTTTTTACTTGATATGCTGCAAATGGTAAATAATCCATCATAGCAAAATGTATTAATGCTGGTTGTATATATTTATTTACTAGTGTTAAGTAATTACCTGTTAATGTATCACCAGTAATTTTAGTTTCTATTGCTTCATATAATTTTGTACCTAAGAAATTTTGTATATGTATTTCTTGTGCCAATTTTATATAAGGCAATAACTTATCTACATCAACGTTACCATCTAATATTGTATTCTTTTTTAATGTGCTTACTTTTATAAATAATACTTGTGCCATTATTAAAATGCTTTACCTTTCGGTGTTTTAAATTTCTTTTTTTCTTTAAAACCTCTATTTACCATATCTCTAGGTCTTGTAGCTACTTTTTTATCATTAGTTTCAGGTGTAAAACCTTCTCTTTTTGCTTCGCTTACACTTGACTTAGCTCTAGGGTTTTTTACATCTGGTGTAACAGTTTTACTCATATAAACTTTACGTTCCCAGTAATGTCTACAAGATCCACCACCTTTATATAACCATATATCATATGTATTAGCACCACCTTCACCCCAACCTGGATTAACAGATTTAGAACTCATAGCTAAAATATCTTCTTTACGATATAATTTTTTAGCAGATACCATTTTATCACAAAATTCTCTACTATTACCATCAGCTTTTAATGGTGCATATTGATACCTTACTTTAAATTTAAATCCTTTATCGTTTTCACCATCTTGTTTGCTTTTAGCATTAGGTTTAGCACTACCTGTACTTGCTAATTCTAACTTTTTATTTAATTCATCATCTTTTTCATAATCTACAGGTGCTGATTCAACTAATTCCCAATTATCTAAATCTTCATCTTCACCTAAACTTATAAAATCATTTAATTCAATATTTTCTGCAGATAAAGTTTCTTTTTCTTCTAGATCTATTCCAGTTTCTTCTTCTCTAGTTTCTTCATCTACTATATTACCTTCTAAATCAGTAAATTCTAATGGCTGAAGTGTTCTAAAGTATAAATTAAGTGATATGTTATTAAATGCTAATATTGTTTCTAGTGCATCTAATATATATTCTTGTTGTACCCTAATAACCATATTGTCAAATAGAATACTAGCTTGTTTTAATTCATCTGCATTAGATCCTAAGCCATTATTTTGTGTTCTAATACCTAATAATAAAGGTGATGATAATCTGTGTCCTACAAGAATTTTATTAGTAGCTTCATCAGCTAAAAATTGATATTGATTATGTGCGTCAGATAATTGTACTGGATCTATAGTTGCAGCACTTTCAGAATTATCATTAAACGCTAATATAAATTTACCTGCATTACTACTACCACTAAACTTATCATATATTCTTTTTTCTATTAGCTCTCTAGCTTCTTCATCAGGTGTGCCATTGTTAAAATTAATAAGCATTGAAGGTGCCATACCATTTTGTATATTATTAATATGATAGTTTGCAACTTCAGCTTCTAGTTCACAGTAAGGTAAAGCACCTTGATATGTTACAGGTGTATAATAAAAATATCCAGCTCTGTATGGTTTAATACATAATATCTCTATTGCATTGTTACCTGATCCAAATGCTGGTATTCTAGTTAGTTTATCTCTGTTTGTGTATTTACTCCAATCGTGAAAATAATAATACCCTTTTATATCACCATTTTTATCAGCTTTTTCAGCACGTAATGTTTGTACTGGAAAATGCTCTACTTTTACTATTTTACTTCTATCTACATTATAATATATTTGAAGTGTAGCTTGTCCTAATAAATAAAAATCAGAACAAACTTTTTTAATATCATCTTTTTTAAATAATGTAATTGCTTCTGCATATTCCATAGGTTTTTTATCGCTGTTAGTTGCGTTTAAACCTTTACCATATATCATTTCTGTAATACCATTAATAATTGCATTATTTGTTGGACTACCTTGATACTGGTCTATTAAGTATTGATAATAATTATTATCTTCTCCATATGCAACAAAGTCTTTATTTTTTTGCTCTGTTATTTTGGGAGCTGTATATGTGCTTAAATTTACTACTCTAATATTACTCATTAGCTTATTATTATATAGTCATCGTCTGGATAACTTGTTGTTTGTGTGTATTCTCCGCTATTAATTGTATAATAGTCATTATTTGATTGATCGATAGTTTGGTCAGTACAAAATACTTTATCTAAATAAATATTAGCTTCAGATGATACTATACTTTCCCAATTATCAGTAGCTGCTTGCCACAGTACATTATATGTGTTCCACAGCGCACCAATACCTTCTATAATTTTTAAATCATAAAATCTACCTTCTTTTAAACTAAAGGTAGTAGATATAGATGCTTTATCGTTACTTTTTGTTAATGTAACGTTTTCAGTTCTTGTTGTTGTGTTAGTACTAGTATCTCTAATTGAAACAATAACTTGTGACGGATATGATCTCGGTACAAAAGTTAAAGTTTGTGCATCTGTACTAGTAGTTAAAATCTTCATACATATATAATAAAAAAAAATATATTTTTTATATAATAAAAAAGGGAAGTTAAAAACTCCCCTTTAAAAACACACAAAAACAAAAAACTGTTATGAAGTTGGATCTATTTGTAATCCACTTGCTAACGCAGTAATTACCGATCCTGTTACGAATAACGGTGGTATAACTTCTGTAGCTGTAAACGTCAATGTAAATCCGCTCAAGTCAGAATATGCTGCCCCACTAACAATGGTACCTGCACTTACTTCTGCTCCTTGATGATAACCAACCATTAAATAGTTAGCTGTTTCGTTGTTATCTTTAACTACTACGTGTGGTCTAGCTGCTGCAAGTAATTTAATTTCTTCTTGAGTAGCTTTATCTAAGTGAGTTAAAGTTAATTCTAGTGTTGATTCATATACAGTAGTACCTGTATCTCTAGAACTTATAATATTTGTTGTTAATGAACTAGTAGCTCCTTTTAAATCAAATTGAAAGAAAGATGGTGTTCCTGATAGAGCTGTAATTTCTCCTGCAGAAATAGTTGCTGTACCTAAAGTACCAAAGTCTGCAAAATAAGCTGTAACTAAACCACCTACTGATTGTTTACAAGGTAACTGCCTTCCTGTTGTTAATGCACAAGCCATAATTTATTTTATTTTAAAAAAAAAGGGCGGTAGTCTATACCACCTACCCTTTTTGTGTTATACAATTATTTTAATTACGCTGTAGCGTATAATACAATATCACCACCGATTGCGTGCTGAATACCTGCTGTAAATCTCATTACAACTCTTACGTTTTGAGATCCATCTAGGTCTGCCATATCAATTACCTTAACTTCGTTTTGGTCACTTAATAACCCTGTACCGAAGAACAAGTTGCTCGATTGCGCTGCTACTGCATCGTTGTCTGATAAACCAGGAGCGTTTACTACTTTGATTCCATCAAATGATAATGCGTTACCCATATTGTACCATTGAGTACCTTGAGCGTTTGTACCTGCAGCACCTAATCCTGATGCACCAAATCCACCTAATGCTCTAATATAGTTTCTGTACATATTAGATGGTAAGTAGATAGTTAAATCTTCTGCACCATATACAGCTGTTGGAATAGCGTCAGCAATTTTACCAAGCTCATCGATAATGTTAGCAGCAGTAGAAGCTGTACCTACTACATCATTTACATCACCATCTGCAGTTAAAGTTGTGATAAATCCATCAAATTCACCTGCGTTACTGTTAGTACCTGTCCAAATGTTTTGCTCCATTTTTTGAGCTACTTTATCTGCTACGTGAGCAATTAAAAAGTCACTAAACTTAGGAGGTAAGTTATCAAATGCAGAATATCCCATTTGTACTGCTTCCCAGTCAGATCTAAAGTCTTTTTTACATAACTCTAAGTTTACTTGGAATTCTTCTGGTTGTAGAATTCTTTCAGTAAGAGTTAAAGTTGAAGTATCTGTAAAGTCACAAGTTGCATCTTTAACGATTGCATCAGTTGCCACTTTTTTCATTACTTGTTTAAACTTAACGTTAGGTACAATAGAAATGTTACCTTCTGCTAATGTTTTACCAGATAATAAAGCAGCAGAAATGTACTTCCCTGCAAATTCTCCAGCATATGTAGTTGTTATTGAAGTTGTTGTTGCCATTATTTAATTAATTATTATTAGAAATTGCTTGTAATACTCTACCGTAAGTAGTGTTTTGATTAGAGTTAATTGCAAACCTTGCACCTAATTTTTCTTGTACGTTTTCAGGTGAATGTTTGATGCCTTCAGCAGCAGGTTTAGATAATTCTTCTTGTTGCTGTGACATTTCCTCTTTTTCCTTATCGCCTGATATAGCATCGATAAGTTCTTTTATTTGTCCTTTTACTTCTTCAACAGATTCTGCTAAAGCTGTAAGTTCATCTTTAGTAGCATAGTTCATTTCTGATTTTTCTTCTTCTTGAACTGGTGCTTCTTCTAAGTTAGTATCTTCTACTGTTTGTTCTACAGTTTCTTCTACTACTTCTTCTGAATTTTTGATTTCTTCAATCATACCTTCTGTTTTAACGATTAATACTTTGTTGTCTGATAGTTCATACTCACCGATTGGTAAGGGAACGTTTTGATCTTCTGTCTTAATAAACACTTCTTCACCTGCTTCAAACTTTTCTGCAGTTAAGATAGCGCCATTCTCCAGAGTTATTTCTTCTAAAGAAATTTGTTCTAATTGTACATCAAGATCACTTGGTTCAACACCGAGTAAGGTCTTGACCTTCGATAATATTTCTGTAGCTTTCATAATAATATAATGAATACCACATTTTTTTTTATATTTTCGATTGAAGTTTTTTTAAATACGACCTATTCCTTGCGCTTGTAATGAACCATCACAGCACTTTCTATGGTAAGTATTATCTTTACACAAACAACCCCTTCTAGAGCTTCTAGGTGATGTTCTACTAGGTGTTTTAAAGTCTTTTTCTTTCATTATCTTTTTATAGGTACGCAGTTAGGTACTTTTCTACCATTTTTCATTTTAAAACCTATCATTTCGTATCCTGCTTGACAAGGTTCTTTTAATTCTTGTTCTGTAGCTAAGTTTAATTCTTTCATTTTACTTTCTGCCCATCTTTTACCAGATTTACCACCCCATAATAGGTAACTTATTGTACCACAAGCAGTTGTATCACTTTCATCATAATATTCTTCTGCTCTAGACAAGTAACTATACATTCTTTTTATAGTTTCAGTACTTATTTTCTCTTTTTTAGCTAATTGTTGCGCTCTTATCTTACCTACATCAGTTGCACACTTATTATTTACCTTTTCGTTAAGTTCTATACCTCTTTTAGCATTATTTGCTACTGAATCTGGGTAATCGTTATAACTTTCTAGTGTAACTTCTACTCCATTAACAATATCTTTAATATTTGATAGTAAATATTCAGCTTCTGCTGTTTCTATAGCACTTAATTCATCTTTTTGGTAATTAGACTTGTCTTGAAAGTATCCTTCTATAGAAAAACCTTTTACAGCACCTGTTTTTACAAATTCTTGCCATACTTTATCAGAATTTACCTTTACAGATCCTACCCAAGTACCTACAGGGTATTTTAAACCATAAAAAGCAGTTTTATCTTTTTGTTGATCTTCTACTATCCAGCTTTCTACTAAACTTAAACCTTTTAATTGCATTTGGTGTTCTAGTGTAGCATTATTTTGGTTACCTTCCATTAAATATAACTCACTAGCTTTACGAACTGTATCTTTAGAGAAATATATATAATATTCGCCTTCTTCGTTTATTCTAAGTATAGGTTTATTAGGTATTAGTAATGCGCCTAGTAATATTCTTTTTTCATCATCTACTTGCGCTAATTTATACTCTACGTCAGCATTAAGTGTAATAAAATCTTCTTCTATTGCTGGTTTCTCTACTATTGATATAGCTTCAATACCTGAATACTCTTGTTCTTCGTCTAAAATAAGTTCTACTATCTTCATAATTATATAATATATTTATTTATGTTTTTTTTATATTCCGCTTTCACTAATTATATTTCTATCTAGTTGTTGTGCAGTTGTTACTTCACCAGAAACTACATATGCTTTAGTAGGTGGTTGGTTATTTAGTGTTTGCGCTATTTGATTTATAGGCGACGATCCTACTACATTAAATGCTGGTGGTTGTGATACTGATGCTGATGCTGCAGCTGATACACCTGCTGATCCTGCTCCTACTCCTGGTACCTTTGTTTTAGTAATATTACTTACTGCAGAAAAACCTGTTGCTAATGCTGTAGCAAAACCTATTAAACCCATAGGAAAAAATGGTTTAGTATCTAATGCTGTTGTTGCTGCTTTATATGTACTCATTATTGCTTCTGCTGTAAGTGCTGCCTTTGCTGCTACTGTATTTTCGTTTAATGCACCTGCAATAGCTTTTAATCCATCTTGTGCAGTTTTAAATTTAATATCTGCTAATTGTTTATCTAGTGCTGCTTCTTCTGCTGATGATTCTTTTACTATTCTATTTTTTTCAGCTTCGGCTTCTTTAAATGCAGCTGAATCTTTTTCTAATAATTCTTGTTGTAGCGCAAATGTATCTAAAGCTAATTGTCTTCTTGCTTCTGCAGATTCTTGTTGTATTCTTAATTTTTCAAATTCATTGTCAGTTAAATTAATTAATGATTGTCTTTCAGCTTCTTCTAAATCAAATGCTTGTTGTAATAAATTAGTTTCTAAATCAATAGATTCTTGTATTAAAGCATTTCTATTAGTTAATTGTTCTGATTCTATACCACCTATTCTTTCTGTAACTTCAAGTAATAAGTTTTGCGCTCTAATAAGTTCTTCTTGTGCTTCTATATCATCTACATTTAATGCAGCTTTAGCTTCTGCTGCAGCAACTTGTGTTTTAACTAATTTTAATTCTTCTTCTGCACCTTTAGTTAATATTTCACCTAATTTTTCGTTTGCAGCTATTCTTTCTTCAATACTTTTACTTACATCATCTCTAATTTGTCTTTGTTCTTCTGCAGCTTGTAATGTAACTAATCTTTGTTTTTCTTGATCTGCTGCTGCTAATCTTGCAGCGTTTGCTAGATCAACAGAATTCTTTACTGCTTTAGCTGTTTCAGTTACATAATCTTTTATTGCACCTGCAGCATTTGTTACTTTTTCTTTTACATCTTCAAAACTACCATCTACACCTGTTACTACATCTACTGCTTCTTTTCCTGCTGTTTTTAAATCTTCTACCGCTCCTGCAAAGTCACCTTTAAATAGTTTACCTACAGCTTGACCTATAATACCTAATGTTTCTTTAAACTCATTAAATCTAACTATAATACCTTCTTTTATAGCATTAGCAAATTCTTTTATGTTTTCTATAGGATCTTCAAAAAATGCTTTTAGTGAATCTGTTACAGGTCCAAAATTATCTACTACTAAATCAACAAAATCTCTAATTATTTTTTGTACTGTGCCAGTTACTGTTGCAAAAGCATCTGCAGCTTGCCTATTAGAATTAAATGCGTTAGCTAAAAAATCAAATGCTTTTAATGCAGCAGCTATTGGTATAGCTTTAAATGCAGCACCTATACCACTTATACCTTTTCTAACTTTATTTGCTGCAGAACGTAGTCCTTTAAAACCTTTTTCAGTAGCTTTAGTTTGCTTCTTACTTTCTTTCTCTACACCTTTAATAGAATTTTTTATTTCGTCAAATTCTTTTTGTATAGTTTCAAGATCTTTCTTTAACTCACCTACTTCTATCTCTAACTCTATTGTTTTTTTGACTGCCATTTTAATTCAGTTTTAAATTGTTTATACGCTTCTTTTATGCTAGAAGGTAGTTTATATTTGCC